GGACGTACAGCCGGCCGCCGACGAGGACGTACAGCCGGCCGCCGACGAGGACGTACAGCCGGCCGCCGACGACGTGGCGGACGATCGGTTTTTTATCGCTCCCGGGCGTGCAATAACCAGCATGCGCGGCGTGTTGGGCCCCGGGGACGAAACGTTCGACAAGGATTTCCCGGCCGGGGGCGCCACGATTGCCGATCTTATCGGCCGCGGTTATATTGTGCGGGGTTAACGCGTGGGGATTCGTACGCTTGCCGAATTAGATCTCGGGCATATCCTCGAGGATTCGTTCGCCGGTGCGGGCTGGCCAATAACGCTCGTCGCGCCGAGCGGGGCCTCGGCCGCGCTTGTCGGATTCTCGGCGGATATATCCCAGCTAATAGATCCGGACACCGGGCAAACGGTTAGCGGTCGGCTCGCGACGATTGCTCTCCGGATATCCAGCATAACGACGGCCTTACCCGGCCTCGATTTACCGTACGGGATCGCCGAAAATAATTCGGCGCCGTGGCGCGTTACGTTTGCCAATATCGGCGGGGCGTCGTTTACTTTTAAAGTCGTTAAATCTATGCCGGATCGTACCGTCGGCGTTTTATCGTGTGTACTCGAGGCGTACCGATGATCGGGTCATTAATCGACAAGTCGGATAATTTCGAGCTCGTGCGCGCGCAGATCGCGAACGTTATCGCGCTTGAAACGGCGTCCCAGCAAGCAAAGGCCACGGCCGGTAGTAAAAATGCGGCGTTGTGGAAATTGCGAGTATACGAGGAACGCGCTAACCCGTGGGAGCAATATCCCGGGCTCGCCGGCGAGGATATGAGTCCGATCGTTAATATCTGGACGGGGGGCGTTGATTTTGACGCGGCGGCGAGTAATTTAATCGAACGCCAGCGCGCCGAGGGAACGTTTAACATAGATTGTTACGGGTGCGGCGTTTCCTCGCCGGTAACAGGCGGACACGTCCCGGGCGATTATCAAGCCTCGATTACGGCCCAGCGCGCGGCGCGCCTCGTTCGTAATATTCTCATGTCCGATCAATATGTTTTTTTAGCGATACCGTCGATTGTTGCCCGCCGGTGGATTTCTTCAATAAAATTTTTTCAGCCGCAAGCAAACACGGGCACGATCGAAAATATGGTTGCGTGTCGAATAGATTTTCGCGTTATGTTTAACGAGTATGCGCCCCAGCTTACCCCGGAAATTATCGAGGAAATAGGGGTCGCGATAAAACGCTCGCCCGACGGCGCGGTGTTGGCCGAGGCCGAGTATATATTTACCAATTAATCGGGAGGTTGCATTATGGGAATTTCGACCGCGATCGATCCCTCCGCCGTTGCGCGCGTGATAGGGATCAAAACAGAGTACAAAGATTTACGCCCGGGTAATATCCTTTTTCTGCCGCAAAGAATTGCAATCGTCGGGCAGGGCACAACGGCCGCGACGTACGCGCTTACAAAAAGGCAGATAACAAGCGCGATCGAGGCCGGCGAGGTTTACGGGTACGGTTCGCCGATACATCTCGCCGCCCGGCAGTTATTCCCGGTTAACGGCGACGGCGTCGGCTCGATTCCCGTAACCGTGTATCCTCTCGACGACGCGCAAACCGGCGTCGCCTCCAGCGGGGATATTACCCCGAGCGGGACGCCCACGGCGGCCGGCGGGTATTACGTGCTCGTAAATAATATTCGCTCCGCGGCGTTTGTTATTTCGGTCGGTATGTCCGTCGAGCAAATGATCGACGCTATGGTCGCGGCGATTAATGCCGTCCCGGAAATGCCGGTTATTGCCACAGATAATACGACCGTGCTCGTACTGGCCTCGAAGTGGAAAGGCGTAAGCGCGAACGATATCAAGGTCGCTGTTACGGGGCCGACGACGTACGGCGTAAGTTTTGCGATCACACAACCGACCGGCGGGCTCGTTAACCCGGACGTCGATACGGCCCTCGCGCTTATCGGCCCGGTTTGGGAAACGCTGGTTATTAACTGCCTCGATATCGCCGATACGACGACGCTCGGGAAGTATTACACGGCGGGGGCGGGGCGTTGGGGCGCGCAGGTGCGTAAACCGTTTGTCGTTTTTACAGGTAATACCGCGACCGCGGTCGCCGACGCGACGACGGTATCCGACGCGCGAAAAACCGATAACGTTAACGCGCAGATCGTACTTCCGGGATCCGCCGAGCTCCCGCTCGTCGTGGCCGCGCGGGCCGTTTCGCGTATCGCCGTCCGGGCAAACAGTAACCCAGCTTTTGATTTCGGCGGGCTCGATCTGGCCGGCTTGACGCCCGGCGCCGACGGGAGCCAATGGCTTTACGCCTCTCGCGACGCGGCCGTTAAAAAGGGATCCTCGACCGTTGAGATCCGGGACGGCGTCGCGGTGCTCGGCGACGTGGTAACGTTTTATCATCCGGCAAACGATCCGCTCCCGGCGTACCGGTACGTCATCGATATTATCAAGCTCCAGAATATTATTTTTAATATCGACCTTATTTTTACCGCCCCGGAATGGAACGGCGCGCCGCTTATCCCGGACGTACAGCCGACAATAAACCGGGCCGCAAAAAAGCCGCGTATGGCGCGCGCCGCGATTGGCGCCGTTGCGGACAGCCTCGGGCTTAACGCTATAATCAGCGATCCGGCCATAACCAAAAACGGGACGGTCGCCGAGATTGACGACCAGAATCCGAAACGGTTAAACGTTGTCGTCCCGGTCGCGCTCGCGGGAAATACAAATATTATCTCGATCGATTTGCAGTTCGGATTTTATTTCGGTACGTCCGCGATCGTGGCGTAACGATTAACCCTTTTGTACGGAGGTTACTAACATGGTCGGCGGAAGTATTATCGAGGTATCGTTAAAGGGTCGCATTTTTGCGGTTGCGGCCGACGCGGAATCTAATCGCAAGTTGGGCGGTTGGGAAAATGAAGTACAGGCGAACGGCGACGGATCCGCGCGTATCATTAAAACCCGCGTGCCCTTGTCGATCGACGGTTTGACGCTCGAGGTTGACGACGCGCGCGGCGATCACGAGTTTTTGCAGGGCCTCGCAAATGAGTTTGATTTTTTCCCGATCTCGATAACGTACGCGTCGAACGATACGTATTCGGGCCGGGCGATTATCTCGGGCGAGTTGCAATATAGCAGTAAAAACGGTACGGCGGCGGTTTCTCTCAATGGCCCCGGCGTGCTCGAACGGCAGGGTTAACAGCATACAAGGGTTTTAATTTACGCGGCGCGGGGTTGCCCTTGCCCTTACCCGGATACTCGGGGCGTCGCGTTATTTAAAAAGGGCGCAATTATGGACGCGGAAAAAATCAAAATTAATGCGGAGTTGGCGGGGGTGGAGTTTGAACGATGGGCCGAGGCTATGGATCTCGATCACGACGCCGAGGTTATGGACGAGGACGATCGGAAAAGTTTTGATCGGCAAAAACGGCGAATCGTGCGCGAGATTATGCGCGGATCGCTGGTTATCAATGAAAATGGCGAGGCCGAATTTACGCCGCGTAACCCCGAGTCGAAGTATACCGAAACGATCGTTTTTCACGAGCGGACGGGCGCGTCGATTATGGCGCTCGATCGGTATAAAAAAGATCAAGCCGCGGCGAAAACGTACGCAATGCTCGGCGATATTTGCCGCGTCCCGCCGAAAACGTTCTCGGGCCTTGTAGGTAACGATTGTAAAGTATGCGAGGCGCTGTTCGCGCTTTTAATGGATTAGCCCGGAGCCGATTGATCCGGGCAGGGGACGGGAGGTTCGACGAGTCCGGGCAATGGCCCGCGGTATACGCCGAAATGCTTTTACAGATCTCGGCGGATTATCCCGGGCTACCGGATCCGCGAACGTTAACGGCCGCGCAAATACGTTTTTTTTATTTCGGGCTCGACGCGACGCTCCGAAAATATCACGCGAAACGGACGGAAAAAAATGTCTGATAGGTTTTCGATCGAGGCGATTTTTAAAGCAGTCGACCGGGTAACGGTGCCGGTTTCAAAAATGCAAAACAGCCTCGGAAAATTCGCGCGTAAAGCCTCCCGGGAAATGGACGCCCTCGACAAGTCGTTCTCGGGTTTTAATTCAAAACTGAAAACGGCGGCGGGGTATATGACCGCCGCGGCCGCCGCGGCCGGTTACGGGTTGTCGAAAGTTATCGGGATCGGCGCCGATTTTGAACAAGCGATAACCGACGTCGGCGCCGTGTCATTAATGACGCGCGATCAGATAAAGCCGCTCGAGGATCTCGCGTTAAAGCTCGGGGCCGAAACAAAATTTACAGCCGCGGAGGCCGCAAACGCAATGGAAATAATGGGCCGGGCTGGTTACGAAATGAACGATATTATTTCCGGTACGCCGGCGATACTTGCCGCGGCCGCGGCCGAGGGTATAACGATCGCCGAGTCGGCGGATCACGTAGCGAACGCGTTAAAGGGTATGGGGCTCGAAACAACCGACGCGGCCCGCGTTGCCGACGTGCTCGCGTACGCGTCGGTTAAAACTAATTCGAGCATATCGTCGCTCGGCGAATCATTAAGTAACGTCGCCGGGACGGCGCGCACGCTCGGCGTACCTCTCGAGGAAACAGTCGCCGCGGTTGCGTTGTTACAGGACGTCGGTCTCGACGCCTCGGTCGCGGGCTCGGCGTTTAATACCATGTTAACAAAAATGGCAAAACCGACAAAAGAGATTCGCGCGCAAATGAAAAAATGGGGCATATCTTTTAAAACAGCAAAAGGCGATATGCTTCCGCTCGAGGGGGTGTTAGAACAGTTGGCGAAAGCCTCGGATAAAGCCGGGGGCAATTTCGATCAAGTCGCATTTTTCGCGGATCTCGTTGGCGTGCGCGGACAAAAAGCCGCGCAAAATTTAGCCGACCTGTTTAAAAAAGGGAAAGTTAAAGAGCTTACCGCCGAGCTTTATAAAGCGCAGGGGAAAGCCGAGGAAATGGCGCGTTTACGCATGAATACTTTAAAGGGCGATTTTGAGGTATTAACGTCCGAGCTCGATTCGATCGCGATTAAAATAACCGAAATGCAATCGGGCCCGCTCCGGGGCGTTGTGCAGGGCTTTACCGAGTGGGTTACGCAAAACGAGGATTTAATCGCGCAGAATGTCGCCAGCGTGTTAACAACGATTTTTAATATACTGAAATTTATCGTTGAGTACCGCGTCGCGCTCGCGACGATAGTCGGCCTATACGTCGGCCTCGCCGCCGCGGTTAAAATCAGTACGCTCGCCATGTCCGCGTTTAATGCCGTTTGCATGCTTAACCCGGTCGTATTACTCGGCGCGGCGATTGTCGGTATCGGTGTCGGCCTCGGATATATGATTTCAAAACTCGAGATCGTCGATAAAGTTGTGGGTCGAATACTCGAAAAAATTCCGGCGATTGGCGCCGTTGCGGATTTAGCATTTAATATGTTTGGGCAGCGCGAGAACGTGCTCGAAAGGAGCGCAAACGACGCGGCGTATAAACGTTTAGCTGAACAGCGCAAAGCAAAAAAAGGCGCCCGGGTTGTTACGCCGGCCGACCGGGTTAGCGAGTCCACGCGTACCGAGCGTAACGTCGTCGATATTAATTTACCTAATGCGCCGGCGGGGACGACGGTAAAACAATCGAATCCGATCCCGGGCGTTAATTTGCCGCGGGGATTTGCGGGGGCGTATTAATGTCTTTTATTGATAGGTTACAAACAGCCTCGTATAAATCGCCGTCCGGATCCGTGCATACGTTCGCGTATACAAAGCTCGAGCGCGCCGTCGAACATCGGGTCGGCGTGTTTGAGTTCGCCGGAATCGACGGTACGCTACATCAGGACAAAGGCGTCGGCGGCGAAACATACCCGTTAACGATATATTTTTCCGGGCCGGATTATGACAAGGCCGCGGACGCTTTTTTAACAGCGACAAAAGAACGCGGCCCCGGCGTGCTCGTCCATCCGCGTTGGGGTAAACGTCGCGTACAAATAGTATCCGGGCCGACGCAAGTCGAGGAATTCGTACGCGGCGCCGGTGAGGCTATTTTTAACGTTACGTTTCAAGAGTCGCTCGAGCGCGAGTACCCCGAGGTCGGCTCGGCCTCCGAGTTCGGCGTCCCGGCGGATATCGACGATCTCGAGGCGGCGGCCGCCGATAATTTCGGTAAAAATGTTTTTCTCGAAACGCTTGCCGATATAAACAAATTTAAGGACGATATGCTCGTTAAAATAAACGCGGTAAAAACCACGCTCGCCGAGGCCGTCGCCCCGGTCGACGAGGTCGCCGGCGAATTTTTTAAAACGTTAAACTCAATGTCGACGGGCCTCGATTCGTTTGTTTCGACGCCGTCCGGGTTCGCGCGTTCGTTGTTTAATGTTATGCGCCTCCCGGCGCGAATTACCGGTCGGCTCGATTTAAAATTACAGGGTTTTTCCGGGTTACTTTCCGCGCTGGTACCGCCCTCGAATCCGTCGCCGAATCGCGCGACAAAAAATCGGTATTTGATCGACGGCGTTGTCGGTACCGGTGCCGTCGTCGGGGTTTCCGAGGGCATTAATCAAGCAATAACTAACACGTCGCGGGTAAAAAGATCCGATTCCGGGCGCGCGGTTATTACTGTCCCGGCGATAACGAGCGGGTTTCGCACGCGTGCCGAGGTTCTCGCGGCCGCGTTGTATTTGCGTAACGCGACCTCGGCCGTTATATCGTACCTCGACGGCGGGCAAACGCTTTTTAAATCCTCGCCGTTGTTCGACGCTTACGTACAAGCGCTATCCGAGTACGATCCGCTCGCGGAGGTTTCGGCCCGGGTAATTAAAACGGCGCTCGATCTCTCGTTCGATTTGCCGACCGAGCGTAAAATTACCCTCCCGGCGCCGGCCACGGTTCCCGAGTTGTGTTATAGATTTTACGGATCCGTCGACGACGCGGCGCTCGATTATTTCATATTAACAAACGGGTTAACCGGGGATAATATACTACTGATACCCCGGGGCCGCGAGGTCGTGTTTTATGCTTGATACGCTCGACGTATACGTTAGCGATCAAAAGTTACGTTTTTTTTCCGGGTTTTCTTTAATGGATTCGATCGACGAGGTCGGCGGATCGTTTGGCTTTACGTCGCCGTTTTTCCCGGAGTCCCGGGCGTATCGCGATTTATTCAAACCGTTTAAATACCAGCGCGTTAGAATCGATATCGGCGGCGACCGCGTGTTTACGGGCCGCGTTGAGTCCGTCGATCCGTCGGCGTCCGAAAGCTCGTCGGAGGTAGCGATCGCCGGCCGGAGTTTACCGGGCGTACTCGTCGACGTTACTTTCGAGTACGACGATTTCCCGCTACAATTTACAAGCGCCGGATTAAAAGAAATTGCGGACAAGCTCGTCGCCGGATATGATTTCGCCGCCGTGTTTGAATCCTCGCCCGGGGCTATTTTTAGCGAGGCAGGGCCGACGTCGCCGACGGAAACGATTTTTATTTTTATTCAAAACTTAGCGCGCCAGCGCCAGTTACTCATGGGGCAGACCGCCGCCGGCGATTTATTATTCCGCCGGGCTGTATCGTCCGGGCGCGTTGTCGCGGTGCTTAAAGAGGGCCAGCAAGGCGTTATTGTTTCCGGTGCGAATTACAACGGGGCCGCGAGGTTCTCGTCGATAGAATCTTTTGGGCAGGAGTACGGCGTTAACGACAATTATTCCCGGGCCGTCGATCGCGCGCTCGCGGGGGTTCGCCGGCCGAAAGCTATACAGGCAAACGACACAAATGAGGCGAATATATCACAGTCCGCCGAGTGGGCCTTATCGGCGCAAATAGCCGAGGCGATTACCGTCCCGTTACAGGTCGAGGGGTGGCGCGATCCGAATCGTAAATTATGGTCGGTTAATACGCTTTTGAATTTAACGGCCCCGTCGATTATGATTTATAAACCGTTTACTTTTTTAATTAAATCGGTTACGTTTAAGCGGGACGATAATAAGGATATAACCGAGCTCGCGTTAACGATTCCCGGCGCGTATAGCGGAAAGCTCCCGGAGGCGTACCCGTGGGACGATTAGCAAAAATAATTAAATCGTTTGCCGATAAAATATCCGGCACCGGGTCGAGCGCCCAGCTTGTCGCCGTCGAGGAATTCCGCGGCGATCAACGTAAAGCGCAAGTGTTTGGCCCGTGTAACGAGGATTTCGCCCCGCCGGCCGGTATCGAGGCGGTAACGTTTCCGCTCGGCAGGGGGCGCGGGCAATTAACGGCGCTCGGGTTTCATAACCAAAAGATCGCGCCGACGGCGATCGCCGGCGAACGGCGTGTATTTAGCACCGGGGCCGACGGCGCCGCGGTAAAAGCCGAGGTTTTTTTAAAACAGGACGGGACTATTTTAATCAAAAACCCGAAATGTACGATAACGATAACCACGGCCGGCGTGGTTACTCTCGTTACCGACGACGAGATCGATTTCTCGAATCCGGGCGGATATATCGAATTGACAAAAGCGGGTAAGTTAACGTCGATCGTCGAGGACGATGTTAAATTTTCGGCCGATGGGGAATCCGTTTTAACTCTCGGCGATGACGGCGTCGCGACAATCGGATCAACGTCGCAGATCGGTTTTCTTATTGGGTCGATATTAGCCCCGTCGGGTTTTATTTTTATGGATTCGACGGGGGCGGTTACGATTTACGGGGGGTTGTCTGCAACCGTACAGGCCCCGACTATTAATTTACAAGGCAATGTAAATATAACGGGTAACGTAACGTCGACGGGGACGTTTCAAAATAACGGCGTTAATATCGGGTCGACGCATGTTCACGGCGGCGTACAACGTGGATCCGTTAATACGTACGTCCCGCAATAATTCGGAGGTGTTGCTATGTACGACGGCGACGTTGCTTTACGATTGACAAACGACGGCGGAATGATAAAATACAGTAACGGCCAGCCGATACTTGACGCCGGCGGGCTCGAAAACGCGGTATTAATTTCGCTGTTTACTCGCGAGGGCTGGCACGGTAATGCGCTCGACGAAAATTTCCCGGAAAAGCAAATACAATCCGATTTTGAGTCGTACCTCGACGGCCGCCCGTCGTCCCGGGCGTTGCGGTATATCGAGGATTCGGGGCGGCGCGCCCTCGCGTGGCTTGTCGACCTCGGCGTCGCCCGGGAGGTATTAGTTACGGCGACGGCCCCGGAGCGTAACCGGGTTAATATAATTATCGAGGTTTTTAAACCGGATCAAACCGATCCGACGCGCTTTAAATACGCGCTTAACTGGACGGCCGGAGCCGCGGCCGGCCCGATAAATACGGGGGTTTCGTAAATGCCGTTACCGACGTTACCGACGACGCAAGAAATACGCGACCGTATTATAACCGATATCGAATCGCAGATCGGGCAAACGACGCCCTCGTTTTACAAGGCATTTAATCGCGTGCTCGCGACGGCGCTCGCGCTGGTTTACGTGATAATTTACAAGTATGGTTGTTGGGCGTATCAACAAATTTTTACAGTAACGCAAGACGACGAGTCCCTCGAGCGTAAGGGCGCGCAATATGGTATCGCACGCGTCGCCGCCACGACCGCCCGGTTAACTGCAAACGTTACGGGCACAATCGGACAATTTATTCCGGAGGGTACGACGTACCGCGGATCGGTAAACGGGTTAATTTACGCGGTCGAAACGACGGTCGAATTTATAACCGGATCGGCGGTTATAACGATTAATTGTTTAACCCCGGGGGCCGCGGGTAATTTACTCGTCGGCGGTACATTAACGATAATGAGTCCGATACCGAGCGTTGACAACTCGGCGACGGTTGCGTCCGTACTAACCACGGCCGCGGATCGCGAATCGCTCGAGGCGTACCGGACGCGTATTTCCGATTTTGAAAAACGCCCTCCGCAGGGCGGAGCATTAACCGACTATATCCTATGGGCCCGGGAGGTCGCCGGGGTAACGCGCGCGTTTGCGTGGGGTAAACGCGAGGTCGGATCTATAACGCAAGGGTACGTATGCGTTTATCCATTAACGGATAATTACGCGTCCCGGATTCCGGATTCCGCAAAGCTCGCCGAGGTTCTCGCCTATATTGATTCGCCCAGCCGGGCGCCGTGTCAAGCGGTAGCGATCGAAGTTCTCGCAATGACCGAGCGGACGTTTACCGTTACGTTTTCGGCATTGTCGCCGAATACCGCCGATATAAGATCGGCCATTACCGCGAATATCACGTCGTTTTTACTTTCCCGCGAGCCGAAACAATTTCTCGATCAACTCGACGTACGTAACGTAATATCGCGATCAATGATCGAGGCGGTATGTATTGAGTCGGGGGCGGAGTATATGACGCTCGCGCTCTGCATTAATGGAAACGCGAGTCCGATCGAATCGCATACGCTTGCATATAACGAGTTATGTAAATTATCGTCGGTAACTTTCCCGTGATAGATTTATACGAGGTCGTAAAAAAACAATTTCCGACCGGGCGCGCGTGGGCGTTTGCCGGCACGTATTCCCGCGGCCTGTTGCTCGGCCTCGCGCGCGAGCCGGAACGCATGGTCGAGTTTTTGCGCGGTATCGTTCTCGAGTCAAACCCCGGCACGGCCGAGGCGACGTTACAGGAGTGGTTTAATCAATACGACGCCGCATATAAAACAGCCGGCGCCGTATCCGTTAAACGCGCGCAAATGGTCGCGCGGTGGATCGCGCTCGGCGGGCAGGATATTATTTATTTACAAAACGCATTGAATCAAGCCGGTTATGGATCCGTTACTATCGTCGAGGGTGTACCGCCGACGGATACTTTTGTTTTTTATTTGCAAGGCACATTAAACACGACCGAGGACGCGCTCGGTTTGTCGGCGCTTGTTCAGCGGTTAAGCCCGGCGCATTGCGCTCCGGATTATACGGGGATCGCGCTCGATCTCAACGTATACGGCGCCGCCGTGTGCGGTAAAGGCCGATGCACTGCGTCATAATTTACGACGGGGGTTTTTAAAATGTTTAGAACAGCGGCGCAAGATTCAAGCGGCGGTATGTATGTTAATATAAACGTCGGCACCGGTACGCCCGGGACGGTGCTCGACGCCGTCGACCGCAACATAACGCAAGAGGAATTAGTTAACGCCGTCGTTTCTGCCGCGCAAACGCTCGATCCGACCGGGGTCGACGAGTATCAACTCGCCCGGGCGCTATCAATAATCGGCGCCTCCGCGAGCTCGTGTTATGATACCGGCGCCGTTAATGCGTACGCGCCGACGCCGCTATTAACGTCGATGATAAAGCCGACGGCGTATTCAATGATGCACGGTTTTGTTATTTTCTTTAAAGTGTCGGCGGATAATACCGGCGCTTGTACGTGTAATTATGCCGGGCTCGGTGCAAAAAGTATAACCATGCGTACGGGTTCGGCCCCGGCCGCCGGGGTAATTACCGAAACGGTTTTTTTAATATACAATCTAACAAACGATCGTTGGGAGTATTTATTCTCGAGTAAATCGGCCTCGGCCGGCGTCGCCTCGTTAACCGGCGAATCCGGCGTCGTTACTATCGGCGGTACGCCGTCGATCCCGCATATATCCCTTACCGCCGGGGGCATAAGTACCGCAAAACTCGCGGCCGGCGCCGTTGAGTTCTCGAAATGTTCGGATAGTTCGACCGAGGCGTTAAACGTTAAAAAGCGCCTCGCGAAAGCGTGGATAAATTTTAACGGTGTTACTGGTAGTATCCGCGACGATTTCAATATAACGAGCATTACAAAGGTTAGTACCGCACATTATACGGTTACGCTCGACGTCGATATGCCCTCGGCGAATTACGTCGTACTTACTGGAGTCGCGCAAGACGCGGACGACGAAACGGGCGCGATTGATAACGTATCGGTTTATAACCTTGCCGCGGGGTCGTTCTCGATAGTTGCGTACAATTCCGGCGACCGGGGCGATCTTGAAAACATACTTTTACTTGTACTCGGGGATTAAAAAATATGTCGGACGTAATTATTTACGCGGATAGTTTCGGACGGGTTTCGCTGGTACGCTCGTCGATAAAAAAGACGGCGGGCGATATAGCGGCGCGCGTCGTGCCGGCGGGGGTTCCTTATTGGATCGTTAGCGAAAGCGCCCTCCCGGATCAAGAATTTTTTGACGCGTGGGAGCTCGATCCGGATACGCTCGGGCCGGCCGACGGCGTCGGAGGGGCAGGGGTATGATAAAATTAAATCAAGTTCGGCTCGTCGAACAGGTTTCGCGAGATTTTAATTTACTGTTAACGCGGGCGATGGATGCGACCGCGAAGTCGCGCGGATACGACGGTATCGTTTCGCTATGCTCGTACGTTAATAGCGGGAATCCGACGTACGCCGCCGAGGCCGGCGCCGGGATCGCATACCGGGACGCGGCGTGCGCGTATCTCGTCGATACTATATCACGTATTAGCGCGGGCACATTGCCGGCGCCGAGTAAAGCGGAGTTTACGGCCGGTATTCCCGGTATCGTATGGCCGGAATAATTTTTTTTAACTCGAGGGGGATTTATGGAAAATATTTTAACCGTGTCCGAGATTATTCAGATCTGCATACTTATTGCGTCCCTCGGGGTGTTTTACTCGAAAATGGTTCGGGCGTTTGATCGTATCGTACAAAAGGTTGATCGCCACGACAAAATTTTATTTACAGAAAAAGGCGAGGTCGACGTGCTCACGTACCGCGGATTATCATTGTACCGCGAATCGTGCCCGAATACCTTGCGGGTTAACATACTCGAGCATGACGTCGGGTGCTTAAAAGAAAGGGTCGGAATATGATCGGTAATGCTATCGCCGGGGCGTTTCCGACGTCTCCGTTTGCGACGGATAAACATTTTCAAGAGCTCGGCCATAGCATGCAATCGCGCACGGGTGCCGGGCTGGCCCGGGTTAATTTGCGTTTTAATTAACGTACAGTACGCGGGGTTTTATGTCTGAAATTCGCGAATCGGAAGTCGGTAACGACGGCACGATCGAGCCCGAGATCGGCTCGGGCATTGCGCCGCCGTCGATATTAGCATTTAGTCCGTCGTTTTTCGCGGACTATACCGCCGGGCAAATTAACGCGGCGGTCGGCGGTAATAAAACGGCGACGTTTACCGCGTCCCGGAGCTCGTCGAATCCGGCGTCGTATGTTGATACGACGGGGGTTATCAGGTATACGACGACGTCGGACGTACCGCGATTTGTTGGCGGGTGGTACGATAAAAACGGATTTATCCGCGAGCGCGGCGTATTAATTGAATCGGCCGCGACAAACATAATCCCTAATCCGGATACGGTCGCCGCGTGGACGGCGAGCGGGTGCTCGGTTTCCGCGGGGGTAATTACCGCTCCGGACGGTACGCCCTCCGGTATGGATCGAATCGACGTAACGCTCGCCCGGGGCGTTTTATCCCGTGTTTTTACAGTTACGGCTAATACGTGGTATTGCTTCTCGTTTCACGCGGCCCCGGGGAGCATTTCGCAGGGTGTCGCCGCCGCATATCGTAACGATACCGGCGTTTTATTGGCGAGTGATTCGTACGTTTTACCGGCCGGATTTAGTCGACACTTTTTATTATTTAAAACTCCCGTCGGAGTAACATCGGTGCGGGTTGTGATACTCGATAACGCGAGCGCGCACGCGGTCGGATCTTTTTACGCGTGGGGCGTTCAGCTTACCGCGGGTATCGGGTGCTCGTCGTATATACCCGGGGCGTTAACTCGCAACCGGGACGTATTGCGGTATCCATTCGCGGGTAATTCGATCGCATCGGCCGGGGCGGTATACGCGTCGTTTCGTACAATGTCCGATTTTAACGACGGGGCGAGTTTACTCATTGTATTTGTGCAATCGGTATTCGGAAGTTACGGCCTCGGCGGGTCTTTGGATCCGATGCTCGGGTACGGATCTTTTTCTCAAGTTAGTTTTAATTTTAAAGTCAACTCGGAATATCCGTCGACGATATCAAATAGATTTAAAAAACACGGGTGCGGGTATGCGTTTTCAAATAATCCGGCGTCCGGGCGTGGCGTCGAGGAATATTATAACGCCGGTATCGAGCGCGCGCGGGCGGCCGATCGCTGGACGACGATCGCCCCGGTTGATATTTATGTCGGGATGATGGACGTCGGATCACAAAGTTTTTTAATTAAAAAAGTCGCGCTGTTTGCCTCGCAGAAAACAGCCGCGGAAATGCTACAAATACACAATGCTTTATTTTAACGGGGGCCCCGTATGTACCGGAGCGCGATTGTCGTAACGTCGTTACTTAAAAAAACAGGATTCGGCGGTATCGAAATACTATACCCGGATTTCCCGGTCGAAGTTTTCGGCGGCGACGTTGCGCGCGACGGGCGTATCGTAACGCATTTAATAGATCGGATCGAGTTTGAGGGGTACCCGGTAATATGTAAAATCGACGTACGCGTCGAGGATTTCGCGGCGATCGAGGCGCTCCCGGGGTATATAGGTACCGATCCGGCTATCGTTTGTACCGATCCGCGCTATCTCGAACATTGGCCGCAGGGCGGGCGCTTTTGCGCGTGGGAAACGGGGGAGTTTTGAACAGTTGCGCGGGGTGTACTAAGTATATAAAAAATAATATAGGGCGGCGTGTTATTGAGCTCGAGGCGCTTGTTAATTCGTTCGAGCGCCGCGTTTGCTTAACAATGCACGACGGGGCAAAAGTTACGGCCGAGCATATCGTCTGGGACGTTGAAATAATGCGTAAACTTTTAAACGATATAAACGAGCGCGGATTACGCGCCGTCGTGCACGGGTAAAAAAACATGCGTACGGTATTCGACACGTTAAAGTATTTTACATATGGCGAGAAGTGGGGCGCCCCGGAGCGCATATCGGGGCTGTTGCTTTTAACGCTCGATCGCGTGCGCGAGTCGCTCGGTCATACGATCGTTATACATTGCGGTTACGAGGCGGCCGGGCGCGTTGCGAACAGCCAGCATACTATTGGAAACGCCGTCGACTATCACGTCGAGGGGATCCCGTTTTACGACGCGTATACAATGCAATCCGCTATTTTTGATTTTTTGCAAATATCGGATCGGATCGGGTTCGGCATATATCCCGATTGGAATACGCCCGGGTTTCATTTAGACGTGCGCGGTACTCGCGCCCGTTGGGGTGCCGTGCATGCGCGCGACGCGCAGGGTAATAAACTGTATAACGGCCGCGCGCCCGTTTGGAATTATATCGGCATAGAGGCGGCCGCCGAGTATGCGCTTAAAAAGTTACCGCGGCCGTTATAACAACGGCGCCCAGCCAATAAAACCCGCGTCGAATATCGCCTCCGCAAAAATAAATAATCGAGGCCCCGGCCGAAATTAAAATCTGCGTTGTCGGTAAAATTTTGTCCATATCTCGCGCTCGTTTTCTGATAAATGACAATGTTTATATTTTCGCCCGGATCCGCAGGGGCATGCGGAATTACGCCCTATTTTAACCGGGCGTATATACGTCCGGCCGGCGAGGGGGAAAAAGAATAATAAAACGGATCCGATAATTTTTTTTATGTTCATATATTCGCTCTTTTTATTTTTTGTATCGTTTACCGCGCCAGCCCCCGGAGGCGCGCACCGGCCAGCCGACCGCCCACGCCGGCAGGGTTGACATAATGCCCTCGAGCTCGGCAACCGATCCGAATCCTTCCGGCACCTCGGCGACGATTTCGTCGTGGACGTGTAAAACAATCGGATACCCGGCGCGATCGAGGGCGAGCATTGCGTTTGCCAATATATCCCGGGACGTCGCCTGTACGATATTTTCGGTTAATTTTCCGCCATACGTCCGGAGTCGCCTCCAGCCGCGCGCGCCGCTTTTATTGTCGGAATTATTTCCGAGGTACGTTAACCCGAGTACCTGTTTACCGCCGGCCGTGCGATCCGGGACAAGCTCGGGCGCGTGGTACGCGATCTCGCGCCCGGACGGGAGCCGGCAATAAAGCACGCCGCCGCGTGTCTGGTACTGTATCGATCTGTAAAAATAAACTTGCCCGGGATCCTCGACGGCCCGGATCGCCGCGCGCTCGACGCCGTACCAAAAATCGACGATCGCCGGCGAGGCCGTGCGCCATGCTCGGACAGCTTTTAAAATATCCTCGTCGGATCCGATATGTTTATCGGCCCCGAATTGTTTCCACGCGCCCACGCCTCCGCCGTATCCCGAGGCGAGCTCGGCGACCTTGCCGATTTTGTTTCGCGTCGGGTGGTGCTCGCCGGTGTTTTTTTTATGCTCGATATAATGCTCGAACGGTATACCGGTTATACGCGACGCCGACGTTTCGTAAATCATGCCGTGCGTTTTAAATACCTCGGATCGCCACGCCTCGCCGGCGAGCTCGGCCAGCACGACGGCCTCGATCGCGGTATAATCCGAGCATATAAGATCTTTACCGGGCCCGGCGACAAAAAGCCCGCGTAAACAGCCGGCCACGGCCTCGAGGGCGTTTTTATAAACAAGTTCGACCGTCGGCAGGGATCGGAGCGCGATAACGTCGAGCGCGGCCTCCACGGCGGCCGGGTTCCATTCCGCGCCGATATTCGGGCCGGAGCGCGGGAGGTTTTGCGGTTGCGGCCCGCGGCCGGCCCAGCGCCCCGTACGCTCGGCGCCGCAAAAGGCGAATAGATCCCGGAGCCGGCCGTCCCGGCATAGCCGGCGGGATATGGCGGCCGTTTTTTTAACGCTCGCCGACGATAATATTTCGCGGATCTCGAGCGCGCGGCGGGCCCGGGGGTCGAGATCCGGCCGGCGTAAATGATACGCGACCGTATCCGAGTCGAGGGCGTATATCGGGCAATCGATCCCGGCGAGCCAATTTTGTAACTTTGCGATTTCGGAGGCGCTCGTTACGGCCCCGTTTGTTAAAATCATTAACTCCCGGGTGTATTTATAATCGGCTTGTCGGACGATCTCGATACAGTTATCGAGCGCGGACGTGTCAATACAAACGCCCCGGGCGTTTATTCGCTGATCGAGATACCACGTCGAAAGCTCGACCGGTGATAATTCGGGCGTACGGCGTCGTATTTCGGCCTCGGCGGCGATATCTTGCAAATTATAGGCATACAGGCGGGCGGCGTCCGCGGTGTCGTCCTCGGGGCGTATACGCCGCCGTGTGTCGTTTTTCGAGGGGTTCCGCGGTATCGAAAACTTACGTAACAAGCGGGCGCCGTCCGCGCTTTTTTTAATGTCGGCCCCGAGCGCGACGCCGGCGCCCTCGAGGGATCCCGGGACAGAAAACGCGCGGGCCCGGGCCATTGAACAGCGCAAAAGCCGGAGCGGTAATTCGGGCCAGCCGAGGCGAGCCGCGGCCACGTTGCGCCATATATAAAACTCAAACGCGGAGTTATGCGCCTCGACAAGTCCGCCGGCCCGGATATGCTCGAACAGGTCGGCCGGATCCGGGAGGCCCGGGGCCCAAAAACGCGAGCCCCGTCCGTCCGGAAGTTCATACGCGAGAGATAGAATTTCGGTCGATTCGTGCTCCGAATAAACAGCCGCGCCGACCGCGCCGATCCCGTGGGGCGGCGAGGCCGCGATCGATTCCCAGCGGTTACGATCCGGGTTAAAAATATACCCGGCCTCGGAATACGTTTCGAAATCGATACGGGCCACGCGGTCGGGCGGCGGCGGGGGCGGCGGCGTGTTTATTATCATGCGACCGGGAGCCCTGCGATTTGCGCGTCATTCCATCCGGCCGCGCGTAAATCGGCCTCCGGGTACGCGACGCCGTTAACCATGCGGCGAATAACGGGCGCCGGTGCGGCCGGTGCGGCCGGTGCGGCCGGTGCGGCCGGTGCGGCCGGTGCTCCGGGCCGCAAGAAATCCGGCGCCGGGGTGTATGCCGGCATAGCTCCGGCGGCCGGTGCGGCCGGCCCGACGGGGGCGCCGACGGGGGTCGTATCGAGCACGGCGCCAGCCGGGAGCGTGGCGGGCGTGGCCCCGAAAGTATCCGCCGCGGACGCGCCGCCATCGGATATAATCGGCTGGCCGGCCCGGTACAGTTCGCACAACTCCGGGTTAATATACATGCCGGGGGTTTGTCGGGAGTCGTTGCTTTTAACCGACAATACGAGCCGGATATAATCGCCGGTTTTTATCTCGGCGGGATTCTGTATTACTTGATGCGCCTCGTATTTGCCGAAATGAAAACAACGGATCGAAAGCTCGGTCGTGGCTTTAATAATCCAATGCCCGGGAAAGCCCTCGGAATCGCGCGGGATCTTGCCGCGTTTATTCGGTACCGTCGAATCGCCGTCGGTTACTTTCCACGCGAACGCTGGCGCGTTATATTCGCCGGCCGGCCATGCGGAGGCGCCGGTCGTCCATATAGCGCGGCCCCAGTCGGTTTGATTCCAATGCGCTTCCGGGCCTTTTGGGATAGCGATCGCGACAAACGTTTGTAACCGCGGGGTTATACCGTCCGCGCGCATTTTCGGCGTATTCGTACGGTCGTCGATAACGGGGTTTGATTTCATCGGGTGCCCTTGAACGAGCCGGCCGACGGGTGAAGTGATTTGAATCATAAAAAAGCCTCCTTGATACGGTTTGTATTTTCCGGCTCGAGTTTAAAGCCGGCGTTTTCTCGGGTCGTATACCCGGCGATTATGTTCGCAGGGATCCCGAGTTTTTTAGCTTGTGCCGGGGTTTTTACTCCCGGGTTTGACAGGTCGACGTTAAACAGTTCGCCGAGTTTTAAAACGTTTTCGATTTGCGCGCTCCACGCCTCGCGCCCGTACGCCGGTTTCGAGCACCAGCCGGGCACGACGGCCCCGGTTTTAATGGCCGCGAATACGCGCTCCGAGTACGCCGTATCGAGCGCCCGGAGTTGATCGAGCGCCCGGCGGATTATTGTTAATTGCGTACCGAGCGCCCCGGGCGGAAGCTCGGCCGGGAGTTCGAGCGTCGCGGCCTCGTACAGTTGCAAGCCGGCCACGCGGGCGGCCTCGCACGCATGCCGGCCCGGGCAGTATTTACAATGCGGGCCGGATTGCGCGACCGGGTTCGGGCCGAGCGCCACGGTTGCGGCGTGCTCGAGCCGGTTAACGTACGCGCGCAGGGCGCCGCCCGTTGTGCACCACGTACGCACAGGGCCGAGCCGATGATACGCCCGGGGCTGTACGACGCGAAATTCGACGTATAACTCCGCGTCATGGACGATATCGAGTAAATCAAGCAAACCGGAAAAATAATTTATTAATTGCCAATTCTCGAACGGTTCGACGACGATATACCCGAATTTATACTCCCATAGGATCAACGTCCGACGCGCCGGAGCGTATAAAAACCGGTCGAGCGTGCCGAATGATTCCGCGTGTATTCTCGGGCATCGAAGCGCGACCTCGCCGGCGGTATGTAGCGGCGTATCGTGTACCGATAATGTTTTTACCGTCGATAAAAAATCGTCGGAGTATAAACGGGCGCCGGCGATCATATCCTCGGTAACGGTTTCGCCGTCGATTTCCGGGCCGACAAGCGTATACATATCGTTAAACGTCGGCGTAAAATTTTCGCCGGTAACTAGTATGCGCCGAGCCTCGTCGATAATACGCTCCGCGACCGCATGCGCGCACCGGCCCGCTCGAGCGGCGGCGGTTTCCTCGTCGCTCGAATACATAAGGGCGGCCGTTACGCACATGGGGCAATTAACCCATGCGGCGGCGGAGCTCGGGGGTATTAGTGCATGCCCGGGCATAATTCCCTCCACAACGTCGGAATAAGATCCGCGCGCATCGCCAGCAAGGGCAGGGACGCGACGCCGTGTTTTTGTAGCGTTGCGTTAATATGCTCGGTCGGTATTCCGCGCATTATAAGCGCGCCGACAAATTCCGAAAACGTCGCCGGAATTTTTTCGCCCTCGGGTGCGATCGGTGCGATCGGTGCGATCGGTGCGGCCGGTGCGGCCGGTGCGGCCGGTGCGGCCGGTGCGGCCGGTGCGGCCAGCGGGTTATCTGCGGCGAGCATTACGGCGGCGCCGGGCGATACGCTAACCCCGGGGCCAAAAAGCGCGGCCGCGTCGGCCGGTGCGGCCGGTGCGACGGGTGCGGCCGGCGACGGTATGTTCATAAGGGCGCGGAGCTCGGCCCGTACCTGCTCGACGAGCGCAGGATCGACGCCGCGTTTAGTGCGCCACGCTCCGCCGGCGATTTTTGCCCGGGTGCGCGAGTGTATACGCTCGTCCCACGGGAGGCCGGCCGAATCCGTTTCGACGACGCCGAGGTCGACCGGTGCGATCGGTGCGATCGGTGCGATCGGTGCGATCGGTGCGACGGGTGCGACCGGTGCGACCGGTGCGGCCGGTGCGGCCGGTGCGGCCGGTGCGGCCGGGAGCGCGGGCGTCGCTCCGGTTTTATCGATAATGATTCCGGAGCTCGCGGCGAGTTGTGCGGCCGGTTTGCCGGCGGCGACTATCGCGACGAGGGACGAAATAATTTCGTCGGCGCGATCGTTAGGGATCGGGATTGTGATTGTTACGTCCATACGTGTTACCTCCTTGTAATGGGTTAAAAAAATTTTGTTGACACGTACGGTAATATAGCATATAAACGGCGTTGTCAATACAAAATTTTAATTTTTTTCGGATTAAAAAATAAATGCTCCGGCCGTATCAAGCAAATTTAAAATCGGAAATTATAACGCGCTGGTCGTCCGGCGATAAAAACGTACTCGCGGTATTACCGACGGGCGGCGGTAAAACAGTCGTGTTTTCCGATATCATTCGGGGAGTTAATGCTCCGGCGTGCGCGGTAGCGCATCGCCAAGAGCTCGTTTGTCAAATTTCCGCGGCGTTAAATCGCGAGCACGTATTCCACAAAATAATTGGGCCCCGGAATATTATAAAACTTGCCGTATCGGTACATATTACGGATTATAATAAATCGTACTATCGCCCGGACGCGCTCGTCGCAGTCGCCGGGGTCGATACATTAATACGACGCGGGCCCGCGCTGGCCCCGTGGTGTCAATCGGTGCGTTTATGGGTTATGGACGAGGCGCACCACGTTTTAAAAAGCAATAAATGGGGCGCCGCGGTTGAAATGTTTTCTAACGCCCGGGGCCTCGGTGTTACGGCCACGCCCACGCGCGCGGACGGCCGCGGCCTCGGTCGGCATGCGGACGGGTTTTTCGATTCGTTAATTACCGGGCCCGGCATGCGTGAATTAATCGACGCTGGATTTTTATCGGATTACCGAGTATTCGCTCCGCCCGCGGATATCGATCTCGCGGCGATCCGTATAACGGCCGGCGGGGATTACGATCGCGCCTCGGCGGCGCGGGCTGTTCGTCGATCTCGAGTAATTGGCGACGTCGTCGAACATTATAAAAAAATCGCCCCGGGTAAACTCGGCGTAACGTTCGCCCCGGACGTTGAAACGGCCGGAATTATAGCGGATCGTTTTAACGCCGCGAGGGTGCCGGCGGCCGTTGTTACCGCGGAAACGCCCGACGCCGAGCGCGTTAATGTATTGCGTAAATTTGCCCGCCGGGATCTGTTACAGCTTGTCAACGTTGATTTGTTCGGCGAGGGTTTCGATTTGCCGGCGATCGAAGTCGTATCAATGGCCCGGCCGACGCAAAGTTATGCCCTATTCGCGCAACAATTCGGCCGGGCGTTACGCCCGCTCGAGGGAAAAAGCCACGCCGTTATAATCGATCACGTATCGAACGTTATTCGCCACGGCCTCCCGGACGGCGCGCGCGTTTGGACGCTCGACCGCCGGGATCGTACGGCACGCGCCGCGAACGACGGGGCAATACCGTGCCGCGTTTGCGCGAAATGCCTCGGGGTGTACGAGCGCGTTTTACTCGCGTGTCCGTATTGCGGCGAGCTTTATATCCCGGCCGCCCGATCGACGCCGGAACAAGTCGACGGCGATCTCGTCGAGCTCGATTCGATCGCGCTCGCGCGGTTGCGGGGCCTCGTCGATCGTGTCGATATGCCGGCCCCGTTGTTCGCGGCGGAATTGCGCGCAAAGGGCGCGCCGTTTTTGGGCGAGCTCGCGCATACAAAAAGGCACGTTAAACAGCAAGACGCGCAAGCGGTTTTACGGTATTCAATAGCATGTTGGGGCGGGTTACAACGGGCCCTCGGCCGGCCGGATCGGGAAAGTTATAAAAGGTTTTTTTTTAAATACGGCGTCGACGTATTAACAGCGCAGTCGCTCGGGGAACCGGCGGCCCTACTATTGGCGGAGCGCATTAACGAGGATTTAAAAACATGCTGACACAATGGGCGGTTAAACATGGTATTCCGGCGACGGCGCTCGACGATTTAAAACGCCTCGTCGGAATCGACGAGGCGGAGGTCGTATTACCGTCGATCGTTAAAACCGAGGCCGACGTTATGGCCCTCGCGCGGATCGAGGCGAGCCGGGCCGGCGCGCGTTTATTCCGAAATAATGTCGGGGCCGCGTATACGGACAACGGCGATTTTATTCGGTACGGCCTCGCGAACGATTCGGCGAAATTAAACGTGGTAATAAAGTCGTCGGATCTGATAGGGATACGCCCGGTTTTAATTACGCCGAATTTTGTCGGCCATACTATCGGGCAGTTTATCGCGCGGGAGTGCAAGGCGCCCGGCTGGACGTTTGCCGGCACCGAGCGCGAGCGCGCTCAATTACGATTTATTGAGCTTGTTATTTCGCTCGGAGGCGACGCAAAATTTATATGCGGAGGGTTCTCGAAATGAAACGTAAACATCGGGTTTTAATTGACACGGCGGGGCGTATGGCGGCCCGTATCGGCCTCGTTAATATATCGCAGTACGATTTATGTCGCGAGGCGGGCGTACCGGAGGGGTCGTTTAAACACGTTACCGGGAAATCGTTCGGCGAATTTATTACCGAGCTTTATAAATCCGGAGTTCCGGTCGAGGCGCGCGACGTAACAAAAACGCGCGTAAATCCCGAGTTACGCCGGGCGCTTATTTTATCGCTCGCCCTCGAGCACGCCGAGCGCGTGGGCTGGAATACGATAACACGGGGGGGCGTCGCGATCGCCGCGAATGTTTCGGCCGGCACGGTTACGCATTATTTCGGGACGATCGACGGCCTCCGGGACGCTGTTTTATGCGAGGCGATAACCCGCGGGCGGCCCCGGGTCGTCGCGCAAGCGTTGAGCGTTTCGCATCCGCGCGCGCTCCGGGCGCCCCGGGAATTAATCGAACGCGCCGCGGCGATTATTTCGACGGGGGAGGCGCGCGTATGAATCGATTTTCGGAGTTAACAAACGTAAAACAGTTTATTTTATGGACGATCCGCGACGGGCGGAAATTCCCGATTAACTACAATACCGCGCAGATATCCGACGCGCACGATCCGGCCGCGTGGCTGGACGCGGCCACGGCGGCGCAGATTTTACCGGCGTACGGCCCCGGGTACGGGATCGGGTTTGTATTTACCGAGTCCGATCCGTTCTTTTTTATCGACGTCGACAAGTGCCGGACGCCCTCCGGCGAATGGTCGCCGCTCGCGCTGGAAATGGTCGCCGCGTTCCCGGAGGCGCTCGTCGAAATATCGCAGTCCGGGCAGGGCCTCCATATTATCGGCAGTTATTCCGGGCCCCGGCCGGAGCACGCGTGCAAAAATACCGGCCTCGGCCTCGAGCTCTACACGGCGAAACGGTTTGTCGCGTTGACCGGGATTGAAATCCGCGGGCGCGCGGGCGCCGATTGCACGGCCGCATTAAACGCCGTTATCGCGAAGTATTTCGCCGGCCGGGATTGCGCCGCCGGGCCCTCGCGAGGCTGGACGGATACGCCGGTCGAGGGTTATACGTCCACGCTTACCGACGACGAGTTGATCGTTAGAGCGTGTGCCTCGGTTTCGCCCGCCGCGGCGTTTACGGGGCGATCGTTCTCGGCGTTATGGGCCGGCGATACGAGCGGGTACGACGACGACGAGTCAAGCGCCGATATGGCGCTCGCCGTGCATTTAGCTTTCTGGACGGGCGCGAATTGCGAGCGGATCCGGGAGTTAATGTTCCGATCCGGCCTCGTGCGCGACAAGTGGGCCCGCAAGGATTATATACAACGGACGATTATAAACGCGTGCTCGAGCACTAAGGATTATTTTAGCGTTAAAAAAGAGATCCCGGCGCCGCCGGCCGGGGCGGTTGCGTTACGCGGATCCCAAAAACAAAAATTATCCGGCTCGGAAATTCGCGCTAAAAAATTCGCGGAATTTACCGACGAGATCCCGGCGACGTTAAAACAAATTTCAAGTGCAAAATTTTGGATCGATAACGCGGCCACGCCGGCCGCCGAGCTCGCCGGAAAAATAACCCCGGATATGGATACGCAAACAACAACGGCGCGCCTCGTATCCGGGATACAGTATTTACCGGCGCCGCAACAAATAGCGCATTTTAAGGGGTGCACGTACGTTAAGGATCAGCATCGAATACTTACCCCGGACGGATCGCTATTAAAACCGGAACAATTTAACGCGGTGTACGGCGGATATACGTTTCAACTCGACGAGGAAAAAACGACGCGAAAAGCGTTCGAGGCGTTTACCGAATCACAACTCGCGCGATTCCCAAAAGCCGACGCGGCCACGTTTCGGCCGGATCTTAAACCCGGGGAAATAATCGACGCGTGCGGCCAGCGCCTCGTTAACTCGTACGTCGATATATGCACGCCGCGCGCCCCGGGCGATCCGTCGCCGTTTCTCGATCATTTAAAAAAGGTGCTTCCGGATCCGCGCGATCGGGAAATTTTACTCGCGTGGCTCGCCGCCGTCGTGCAATACAAAGGCGTTAAATTCAAATGGTCGCCGTTGTTACAGGGCGCCGAGGGTAACGGAAAGTCGCTGTTTACGTTTGTTTTGATCGAGGCGATCGGCCGCCGTTATGCTCACGTCCCGCCGGCGAGTGAAATCGGCGAAAAATTTAACTCGTGGTTATTTAATACGATCGTTATCGGGATCGAGGATATACAGGTCGCCGAGCATAAACGCGAATTACTCGAGATATTAAAACCGATGATAACCGGGGATTGGCAATCGAGCCGCTTAATGCAATCCGAGCGATCAATGCGGGACGTATGCTGTAATTTTATTTTCAACTCAAACCATAAAGACGCCGTACGTAAAACACAAAACGACCGCCGGTTCGCCGTATTCTACACGGCACAGCAAACGCACGAGGATATAGTACGCGACGGTATGGCCGGCGATTATTTCCCGCGCTTGTACGATTGGTTAAAAAATCAGGGCGGTTATGCTATCGTACACGAGTTTTTAGCAACCTATAAGATCCCGGCGAAATTTAACCCGGCGACCGATTGCCAGCGCGCACCGATTACCAGCAGTACCGGCGAGGCGGTTACGGCGTCGCTCGGATCCGCCGAGCAAGAGATCCTCGAGGCGATCGACGAGGGCCGTATCGGATTCGCCGGCGGGTGGATCTCGTCGATCGCGGTCGACGATCTTTTGCACCGGCTCCGCTTGTCGCGTGCTATTCCGCCAAATAAGCGCCGGGCGCTTTTACAGGATCTCGGGTTCGATTGGCATCCGGCCCTTAAAGACGGCCGCGTTAATAATCCGACGGCGGTCGACGGCGGAAAAAAACCACGATTATTTATAAAATGCGGTCATATACACGCGCAATTAACGACGGCGGCCGAAGTTTTAAAGCATTATATCGCCGCGCAGATTCCGACCGAGGATAAAAGCGGTTGCGCTTTTAAACAAGCCGCGGTATAATCGGGCCTCCAGTACCGTATTTTTTTTAATTGGCGGGCTGGCCCCCGAGGGCCGGCCCGCCGCATATCCGAGGGGGACGTATGAAAAAACCCGATCGAGGAATTAAATCAAAACGGATACTCGCGTCGATATTCGGTTTTATAGGTATGGCCGGCGGCGCCGCGCTAAGTACCGGGGCCGTACCTCCGCAATACGTCCCGGCCGTTGCTATCGGTACCGCCGTCGCAAGCGGAGCCGCGTCCGCGCTGGCCGGTAAATCAAAAGTCGACGATAACAAAAAATACGCCGCCGAAATCGCGGCCGCGGTTGTCGCGGCGAAAACTGCCGGGGGCGAAAGTGCTCGAGATTAAAACCGTCCCGTACGCGTGGGCCCGGCCGGCGATCCGTGTCGGCGATTTTATCGGGTGCCGCGGCGATAACTTTATACAAACGTCGATTCAGAAATTACGCGGCGGGCTTTACGATATGTCGCACGCCGCGCCGGTTATCGGTGATACGACGTCGACGTTACCGTTTGTCGTCGTATTCGACGCGCTCGGAAAAGGCATGCGCCGGAATCGATTGTCGAAAGTTTACGAGCGCGATCACGGCCGCATATTTTGGGCCCCGGTAAAAAATACCGATGAACAGCGCCTCGAGATTGTACGGCTCGCCGAGGATCTGTTACGCAAAAAAGTTAAATACGATTTTTTATCGACCGGCCTCGCGTGGATCCGCCCGATATTTTTAAACGTGTCCCGGCTTAACTGTTCGGAGTCTTTTTGGTGGCTCCAGCGAAAAGTTGGCCGGGCCGAGCCGCGGTTTTACGATTCTAAAATTTACGCGTGGTTGCATGAGTTGATTACCCCGAGCGGCGGGCGGTTCGACGATTACGATCGTCGCGAAATTGCGCCCGTCCCGGGCGATTGCCCGGAGTGGATCGGGGCGACGGAATTGTACGAGCTTATTTTTTAAAGTATTCGCGCGGGCCGGGGTTTACCCTCCTTACCCGGCCCCAGCGGCGCCCCGGGTGTAATGCCGGCACGCGGGGCGCCGCCCTCCTTTTATTTTTCCTCGCGCATTATTTCGAGTATCATATCGCGCGCGCCGTCCCGGGCCCGTATCCGGAGCCGGGCCGCGTTTAATTTATCCTCGCACGCTTGACAATAACCGTTTGATCGCCGGGTTAATGTTTTACAGCCGGGGAAACGACAGGGGGCCTCCGGGTTGCGCGGGATTATCGTCGCCGCGTGGGCGCTCTCAACGTATCGTATTTTTTTACGACGCGCGAGCGAATTCGCGCACGGGTTACAAGCATGATCCGGCCGGTTAAATGAATCGCGGAAACGGATATCGCGCGGCCGGCCGCAATGCTCGCACCGGACGACGACACGCCGGGAGCTTTTCGGCGATAGTTTCCGGGGGTCGTTACCGTGCGAGCGGATCGATTCTTTAATTAAAAGCATACGGGGGGCTCCGGGGGCTCGGCGTAAATAAAAGATTTTAACTCGCGGTTTTCATTCGTAAGATCAACGATTCGGATCCCGGCGAATACGAGCGCGATTAAAAGAATAAACGCGAAAATATCCGAGGCGGTTATTTTCATCGGCGGGCCCTCCGGAGTAACGCGTCGTCGATCAAAAGTTCGATCGTAAAACTCCACGAGTGTGAGATTTCGCCGGCGTATTTATCGAGCCGCTCCGATATCGCCGGCGGGAGTTTTAAGCTAATCGGCCGCGTTTTCGACGCCCGGGAATAACGCCCGGGATCTTTTATCGGCGGGTTATCGAGCGCGTCGATCAAAAGGGTTTTAATCATATTCGATCGCGATCGATTTTCGCGTACGGCGGTATTATCGATATCGGCGAGCGCCCGTTTGCTTAATGTAAACGAGTATCCATTTTCACGCATGATTTTTAATCCTCCCAGCATATAACCGGGGAATCAACGTCGGCGAGCTCCGCCCACGCCGCCCCGGCGTTAATAACGTCCAATATATCGCCGATCGGGCATCGCTTGACGCCCCCGGTTATTTCAACTCCCGGGAGCCAATCGAACGAGCCCACGCGGCGCGATCGGTAGTATACCGGGGCCCCGGGTACGACGAGCGCCGAATCGCGGCGCGGGCCCTCGGCTAACCGGTGCCGGGGTAATACATACCGTAAAATCTGTATTCCGTTTTTAGTGGTGTTTGCGTCGACGATTTGCATACGTTCGGCCCTCCCGGGTTAAAGGTTATGCGCTGGCCGGCGCTCCGGGTAATATACCAAAAGATCCGGCCGGGGCGCTATTACATTTTATTCGGGCGGCGTTGTATATTGTTGAGCGCGCAATATAGCTGTTTATAAATATCGAGCGCGCCGGCGGCGGATTTAAAAACGTGCCGGCTTGTACCGATATCGAGCGAATATTCGACGCGGCCCTCGTCGAACGTGTCCTCGCATACCCGGAGTTGATTAACGCCGTCCGGCCCGGGGAATCCGCCGAGCATTTCATTACGGGACACTATGTTATTACTTGCCATTGTTTCGCCTCCCGCCGGCGCCCGGGCGCGGGGCCCGGGCCGGCTGTTAAGTGGTTACTGATTAAATACGAGGATAAACGCCCGGGGCGCCCGGGGCGATTCCGACGCCGTAACGTCGAGGCCGGCCGACGTCATTAAATAAGAGATCGCCGGCCGATCGATTCCGAGGTTGTGCGGTACGTCCTGAAGTTTAGCAAAAAATACCGCGTCGTCGCCGCACGCATTAAACAGGTCGCGCGGGTTTTTAAAGTGTTTCGGTTTTTCCATTGTACTGCCTCCTTTGTTTGAATTATGCCGGCCCGGAGGCCGGCGATTTAGTGCCTAGCGTATTACCTCGACGCCGGGTTCGCGGTGTTTGTTTGCGTCGTATTCGTCGAGCCTCCCGCCGGCCCGGGCGATCGGCCCGGGCTCGGCTGTTAAGTGGTTTACTATTCGCACCGATCAAACAACGGGATCGGGTTCTCGTACGGGAAACGCGAGTCGCACGCGTAAATAAACGCGCCGCCGTGCATGTACCATTTATCGGCATGGTCGGCCGGTTTCGCGCAAACGCGCTGGACGCGGGCGTTATAATTAATTTTATCGTACGGGACGACGTCGCGGGACAATACGTTTAATGTCCCGTGCGCCGTGTTAATAAACAACTCGACGGCCGGGACGTCGTCGCTCGGCGAAAAAATTTCCGGGATATGCTCGCCAATTAGCACGACGCTTTTAAATTTAGCGCTCGCGCCGTCGTTTGAACAATTCCCGAGTTTTGAATCGTAAACCGTGCAGATCAAGCCTTTTTTATTCATTGT